GTAAATACGTCTTGGTATAATTGGTTGTAAAAATTAGAATTAATGACACCTTTGTATTTATTTCTCATGTATTTAGTGAAGTCGTATACATTCATTTCCATAAAGAATGCTAAATTAGAACAAACTTCTTTAGAAACTGCATTTTTGTGTTTATTAAGTAAGACAGCAAAATCATGTAATTCCTTATATTTGGAATCACTTAACATATCAGATGTGAACGATTTTGTGTATTTACTATTAATAAACATTACTTAAATATTATAAATTTATTTCTTTAATCTACATATAAATAGATTATTTTCATAAAAAAATCAATTATTTTCATAAAAAGTGTGATTATTTTAAGATATAATTTATTATTATTTAATACTTTATATTTAATCTGTTAAATCCCCACTGCACCACCGCCATCTTTTATCCAAATCATTGTGTCGTGAAGATTAAATCCTATTTCTTTAAAAAATAATGCTTGCTTAAATGATGTTCCACTTTCGTTTCCTTGAACAGTTGCATCCGAAATAATCCAAACTAATACACCACCATCTTTGGTAATTCTAAATAACTCCTTTGCGATTTCTTCAAATGGAAATGAATATCCATTATAAGTTCTTAGTCCGCCATAAGGTGGGGACGTTATGGTTAAATCCACAAAGCAATCAGGCATCTTTGCCATTGTTTCTAAATTGTTTTCATTGTAATTTTTGTTAATATCAATCATATTTTTAAATTTTATATTTCAATTAATATTAGTGGTATAAAGCCGCACCTTCGACACGCTGCAAAATGTTATGCACAAGTTTAAGGGCAGTCGATAAGCACAACCCAATTAGCACTATTATTTGTATCCGAAATAAAGTTATTACAAATAGAAATTCCACAATTCATAAACCTTATTGGTATTTCAACATTAATGGTTTTATACTCTTTTTTTTTTAGTAAAAAAACTATGAATAACAATAAATATACCTAATTTGTGTTTTTGTGGCTTGTTTAAAGTTTCGCAATTTTCATTCATTTTATCTTAATTTTAAAATTTATACTATTTAAACTCAAAATGAAAATAAGGCGCAACATAGTAGCGCCTATAAACGAGTTATAAAACATTTAAAAGTTTCTTCGTTCTTGGAAGCCAATTGAAATCATCACCACTCACCGTATATTTTGCAAGTGCATCAATTAGTTCTATTTTTAATTCATCTTGATTTGGGGCTATATTGCTATTATTATCTTCTGGATAATTGCAAAATATACTACCTTTCGTCTTTGAAAATATTCTATCGTCAATATAATAACTACCTTTGTTTGTGGTGATTTTAATTGTACCACCATCTAAATAACTGTCAATTTTTATGATTTCCATAATAAACGTTTTATAACAAGGTATATACGAAATATCGTTATATTCAATAATTAAATTTCGGTTGCCAATCAAGTGTTTCGTCAAGGTGCGCATTAGTTGCTATATCATACCGTTCAAAATGCACTTTACCACATCTTTTACATTTTTTCACATCTCTCATCAATGGCGTCATTGAGAAACCACCTACAACGCCTTTTGCAGTTTGATTACCAATTGTTTCATAATTATGCACACCTAATTTACATTTCCAATTTTTCATAAATTTATCTATTAATTAAATTACTAAACAACCTGTGTATAACATCAAATAAATGTAATAAATTTAACTAACGAAAGCACGTATTTCATTATCCTCGTTCACTAATTTGCCATCAGGACAACTCATTAAAACAATTTTTTTGTCAACATGAGCTGCTAAAAAGTCCAAAAAACTGAATTTTTCACTCAATTTAAAACTCTCAACTACTTTCAATGGAGCTGTTTCATCATCGGTTACAGCATTACCGTTCCAATAAAAATTCGGTTTTTCTACTACCGAAATGTTTTGATGTCCTAATTTTTTTAACAACTCATTCACCATCTCTTTGTTTACCATTTTTTCCATAATTTTACTTTTTTTCTTTATATTAGATTTAATAAAAATCACATTAAATCTATTTCATGTATTTTTTGTGCGTTTTTTAAATGTCTTGATATTCCTTTATGCCCTTCAATTTCATATATTTTAGCTGGATCCATATTAAGATCACATGGTATATAACGTATCCTATTATATAAATTACCTCTATTTAATAACTTATAATTTATAATAACATTTTTATATGCATCATTATCTAAAAATATATTAATATTTTGTTTTGCATTTTTAACTAATTGTTTATATACATAATAATGCTGTTTTAATGGCTTACCCAATAATGGTATTGAATTTGGTACTACTATATGATCAAATGGTCCTTCTACTAATGTAACATCAGAATCCCAATTTATTAAATATTCATTAAACATAATTTCTATCTTGCTAACTCCTTCAATGTTCTCATATTTTTGTCTGTATTTATTAACATTATCAGTATAATCTCTTCCAGTCCAAAAATTTAATTTATTAAATTTATCATATGATGGAAATATAATTCTATTATTTAATCTAAAATTATTTGGAGATGTTATAACACATCCTATATTATAATACCCTATTAATAGATCATTTATATTCCGTTTATTTAAATATTCAAATACTTCTCTATACTCTTTATCGTTTCTTTTTCCTATCAATGAAACATATCCTTTGGGTAATACAATTTCTTCTAATTCTTCTATCTCACCTTCAGTGTCTAAATATATTTTATATAAATCACTATTTTTAATATTTTTTATTTCTTCTTTATATTGTTTTAATATTGTACTATTTCCGTATTCTTTTATTAATTTATATATATTACCATACATATCATTGGTATCAGCACATGCCCAACATTGAAATTTTCCTTTTTTAAAATTTATCTCTAAATTATATTTTCCATCGCCATTATAATTACCACTATTTATAGAACAAGCTGGACAATTATATTGTATTTGTCCATCTTCAGAACATCCCCTCTTACTTTCTCCTAAGAAAGAATCCATTATATTAACTAAATTATCATAAATTAACATATAATTATCCAGAATAAGTTAATAATTTATTAAGCCGTTTACTGCAAAATATTTTTTTTATTTACAAAACAAAAATACTATCTTTATTTTAAACTACCAAAATTATTAACATTATTTAATAAAAAAATCGCTTTATAAAGAATTAACAATATAAAGCGATAAAAAAAACATTTAATGAAAAAATTATGTAGTTATTTTTATTTTATATAACAAATTTAGAATGTTATTTTTTTTGTTATATTTCCAACTGGAGATGTAAAAGTATATTTAACATATTCATCAATGTTATTCTCGTTTTTATATAGAACATAATCAATTATTTTAAAATCATTTTCTGTGGAAGTTTGTTCTTTATGTAACCATCCAAGAATACAAACAAGAGAATCAACAGCATCAAAATTTTCCTGTTTTAAATCTCCTTTCTTATTATATAGCCATACAATATTATTATAATTTTCATTAACTAACCCCCACATTATTTGCTTTTTATCTATATCCCATTTAAAATCAGAAAATAAAGTTAATTTAGAATCTTTTATGTCTTTCATGATCTTTTTATTATCATATGGAACACCCTTTTTATCTAAATATCTAATACCCATCAACTCAGGATAACTGTATTTTCTAGCATCATATGAGGATATAAATTGAGGTATAATATTTAATATTCGATAACAAGATTCAGCAATTAATGAATTAAATCTAAGAAGATCTGCAATAGTATTTACATTATTACTCCGTAATAATGGCTGTTCTATAATAATTTTTTTAATATCAGTATCTTTGTATTTTAACAAAAATTCATTTTCAAATATATCTTTCTTTAAAAATAATGCTTCAATTCCTTTTATGTTTTTGGGCGTTTTAGGAGCTACATGAGTTAATTCAATAATTTTTCCATCATTTAACCCATTTCCTGTCATATATAAACATATACCGATTGTTTTTGTTGATACATCTAATCCTAATATAATTTCTGGAATTTTTTCCATATAATAATCTTTTATTAAAAAAATATTAAATATATATAATTTGTCAATATTTATTTTTGAAATATGAAAAAAAATAGTTATATTTGTTGTATAAATAAATTATATATAAAATTTTTAATTTAATTAAATCAAATGATAAAAAAAATTATTCAAATAAGTGATTTACATGTTAGAAAAAATACTAACAGATATGAAGAATATAAAGAACAATTTGATAAATTTCTTAATCAGGCTAAAGAAATATGCGAAAATTATTCTTATGGAGAAGTTAGAACTGTTATTTGTGGGGATATTTTTCATGACAAAATAATAACATCTAATGAACAAAAAGTTTTTATATCCANTTTTTTAAAAGAATTAGATAATTTTTGCGTAACTATTGTATATAGTGGAAATCATGATATACTTGAATCTAATTTTGATNGAATGGGAAGCATATATCCATTATTCAATATGATTAACTTCAAAAATACTTTCTACATAGATTTAATAAATGATTATAAAAGTGGCTTTTTTGTGGATGATAACATAGTGTGGGTTTTATATAGTATATTTGATAATTTTAAAAGACCTAATATTGAAGAAATGCGATTAGAGGAAAAGAATAAAAATAAAATATTTGCTGGACTATTTCATGGTCCTATTGTTGGATCATCAAGTGATATGGGATTTCAAATGGAAAATGGCATATCTCCAGAAATATTCAATGGATGCGACGTTGTTTTGGCTGGAGATATACATAAATATCAAACAATTAAATATAATAATATTGATATTGTTTACCCAAGTTCTCTAATACAACAAAATTATGGAGAAAATGTAAGTGGACATGGATATGTAGTATGGGATATAAATGGAAATAAAATAACCCATACGCACCATCAAATTGAAAATGATTATGGGTTTTATAAATTTAAGATATCATCAGTAGAAGATATAGAAAATAATAAAGAACAAATTATTAACCGTTGACTTTTAGCATGGGCTAACATAAGTTATATAGCCATCAGTTCCTAATTGAACAACATACCAAGGTCCTGTTCCTTGTAATGATAATGCAATATATTTACCGTTATATTCGTTTGGATAAGCCACGGTTACTGGCGTTGTTAAAGCCGAATCAATATATAAAATATTTTTTGTTGTTAAACCTGCATTTTGTGCTGGATTTATATAATAGCCTGTTCCTGCTGTTGCTGACCTACATGCGTCTAATGGTGTATCATATGTTGTTGTTCCTCCCATATATACCATTGCCATAATTGATGTTGCTGTATAATTAACATTTATTGTTTGCTGAAGTAATGGATTTGAAACGTGTTGTAATGTAATAGTTAATGTTCTATTTTGTGATGACGTAATAGACGCTACTGTAATATTAGTTGCAGTTAGTGTGTTTCCTGGTATAATTATTCCTTTGGTTACTGTAAAATAATTTGTATCACCTGAGGTAGTAACATTATAATTATCCAATCCACCCGCTATACTTACTCCTATTGTAACTCCACTATTTGTATCAGATAATGATACTGTATGTTGAGTTACATTTAAATATAATGCTTGTATTGTACAAGATGCTACTTGATTATTATTTAAATTTTGTATTGTCAACGTATCGTTACCCCAATTTGTTCTTGTACATTGTAATTGTGTAGTTGTACTATCACCCGATGTTGGTGTAACAGAAATTATTGAAGGTAACCCATTAATAATCCATGGATCTGTAGATGATATATTTATATTCTGAATATCTGATGTAATACCATATGAATAAACTAATGAATTAGATATGGTAATATCATGCTCAGCTATTGTAATTGGACATGCTCCAGAATTAATACGTCTTGGGACATTTTCAGTAGTATTTCCATTTACTGTCCTATTTGATATTATAAGACCATTATATTTAAGTTGTAAATAATCACAAAAGTCATTCATACGCTGTTCATAAGATGCTTCATCAAGTTCTTCCATTTCTAATATAGTTATAGCACCATAAGTATTTCCACTATAAGATGTCATACCACTATCTGGAAATATACCCAAACCACTCTCTACAACACTACCAGTGTTTACGCCATTAATATATGTTAATATATTAATATCTAGCGTTCTTTCATATCCATTATTTATATCACCCATTTTTATAAAAATTTTTAATAAAAATATGTATAATTAGCATCATATGTAGGACTAACTGATATAATACTTGCCGATAAAATTGATGTAGCTCCATTTGACAATGTTGGTGTTATCATATTAGATACTGTGCTATTTACTGGTATTGTAGCATTTGTTGTCAAAAATACGTTGTTATTATCTTCAAATTCTATTGTAACAGATAATGATGTATAAGTTGCTAATGATGCTGTTGCATACACTTGAGTTGAACCACTTATATTTGCTTTTACTAAATTATTTGTTAATGATACTGAGCTACCACTTGTACAAATAGAACTGTTCCTCTCTGCTATATTTGAACCTGTTGAACCACTAATTGATGGATCTATAGATAATCCAGGATTTAATTGTTTTAAATACGAAATAAAATCATTTAATCTAGTTTGAAAATTACTATCACTCATTATCGCTAAATCATTATATGTTATAGCCCCATAATTTCCAAAAGCATTAAGTCCAGAATAGTTCGTTCTATTTGTTTCTACATTATTAACATAAGTTGCTACTGTTATATCTAATGTTCTTTCTAAACCGTTATTAATATATGTTGACATAATATTGTTATTTTATAAATATGTATAATTATAATTATTATCACTACTTGGTGTAATGCCAGTAATTATAGCATTACTTATTGTTATTGTATCCCCATTAGTATTTGCATAACCATAAAAATCTGGACTGGTTGAATCCATTTGTATTGTAATAATTTGATGTGTCCCATCTGACATTCTTATCGAGACAATAACTGATAAAGTAGAGATCGGCGGATTAATATATGTTGGAGTTAATGTTATTGTATCAACCCCATCATTTGAAATGTTAATTAAATTATTCACAATAACATGTTGAACTTGCGCACAGGTATAATTCTTCCAATTATAAGTATATGAGGTTACATTTTGTAATACTTTTGTACAAGTATAATTTTTCCAATTATAACTATATGAAGTTGTATAACCAGATGTAGAACCAGATATAGAATCAGATACTTTTTCACAAGCATAATTTGTCCAAATATTAGCATATGATATAACAGCTGTATCTTGGGTAATATCTATAGTTTTAGTTAATGAAGAATTTGATAAATGAGTTAAAGTTAATGTTGCTGTTATATCATTAGTAATTGTTGTATTTGGATTAACTGTTAATGTTAAAATATTATTATTTTTATCTATTGTAAGATTATTATTAGTAAAATTATTATTAGATAAAGAATAACCATAGTCTACTGTATTTCCGCCATATATAAATACATTTATGTTTTGTGTTCCACCATTATTTGAAAAATGAATTGTAGAAATATTTGTTTCTAAATATAATGCTTGTACTCTACATGTTACTATTTCATAAGTTGTTGTATTTTGTAATGAAATTGTACCATTGCCCCAACTTGTTCTTGTACATTGTAATTGTGTAGTTGTACTATCACCTGATGTTGGTGATACATTTACTATAGTTGGATCATTATACAACATCCAATTATTTTTAGAAGTCATAGACACATCTTGTACATCTGATGTATTGTTATATATATATGTTAACATGTTATCAATACTTATTGTTCCAGTCATTCCGCATATTTGGGGATTATATTGCTCTGTCATTCCAGAATAATTTGAATGTATAAATATTCCAACAACTTCATAGTAATTCGGATTTGGATTTTCTTGTATAGTTGAATCCAACATAATAGCTTGTTTTAAACCACTAATATTTATATCATTACCGTTTCTATCAAGGCTTATATTTGGATTAGTTGTAGATACCTTTTTTAATAATGATGCATATACAAATCCATCATTTAATCCGCTACAATAAAAATTAGTAAAATCAGCAACCCATGTATAATTATAAGTTAATAAAACATTAAATATTACTGTACTAGGTATAACTTGTTCTATATATGGCATTATAATTGTGAAAAATTCATTAGAAAATTTATCATTTTCTTCTCTGATTACTAAATCTACATTTTTTGTATTAATAACTAACTTATAATTATCTATACTAGCATTATCAACTGATCTTGTATTAAAATTATTATCTGTTATTGATGAAGTATTACAGCTAAAATATGGCACATCTGTTTCAACACCATTTATTAATCTTTTTCCCAAAATAGTTTTACTATTAATGGAATATGTTGGATCTATATTTAACCGTTTATTTAATGTTGACCATGATTTTTTATTATCTACATATCTTGTTAAATTAAATTTATAATTAAATAAATCAGTATATTGGCTTAAATTAGATGTTTGTATACATAATGGCGTATTATCTATAGTATATTTAAATAGCCCTGCCGATGGTGGATTTAAAAAATCATTAGTAGTTCCAAAATGAAATATATAGTCTAATCCTCTATCATATTGACCATATCCTACATGAGGATTATTTCCAGATTTATCTTCTATTATACTAATTAATGAATTTATACTAATATTATATTGTTCTTGTATATTATCATCATTAATGTAATTTATTATAGTAGAATCAAATTCATTCGTTGGAACATTATACCATCCATTAACATTTCTATAATTTGTTATATCTTGTAATATAAAATAATTGCTAACATTTGTATTTGTTATATTAGCAACATAATACGTAATACATGGATATAATATAACTTTATTAATATTATATAAATCTGTAATATTTGTTACAAAATTAAGATATGTTACTGTTTCTTTATACCATCCTCCTGCTTGTTGATAGTATAATTTGGGAGAATTTCCCTTAAATGCTGGAACTCCTGTTCCGTCATCATCTCTTTCTATGCATAAACCATATAAATCATCTACATTTTGAATTTCATTAATACTTTCAACTTGAGATGCTGTTAAAATATCTTGATTATATTCAATTCCATCTAGAGTATATGATGTTGTGGCATTTAATTTAGATATATTAGCTACATCAGTTAAAGAAAATGGTTCTGATGCTACATAAATATATTCTTTTATATCCCATAAACTTCTTGGAACACCAAATAAATTCATTATCATTTCAATAGAACGTTTTGTTCCTTTACATCTCATTATATAAGGCAAATTTATAAATAATCTTTTATAAAAAATATGCTCTGTTTGATATGCATTGAAACCACTACTATAACCTGGATATAAAATATTAGTAGTTATAATTTCACTATTAATATCTTTATAATTATCATTATATATAATAGATGTTGGATTTATACCTCCATAATTTATAGCATCTTTTAATAAAATATCAGGCAAATTAGATTTCCCATCATATGTTATTGTATTAATAAATGATATACCGTTAGCATATTTTTTTATTTCATCTAATTCTCTTCCATATATTCTAATTAGTTTTTCCATATGAGTCATGCCTAAAACATAATCACTTATAGAATCAGAATTATCACTTATTTGAGATGTTAAATCCAAATTTTTAATTGCTTCATGAGTTAACATTCTATATAGATTATCTGTACTATATGAATCTAATATAGATGCTGCTGAGGTTAAATCATTTATATATCTTGAATAATCAATTGAAGTTATATCTAAATTCCATCCATCTTGACATCCCCATGTAAATTGAGTTAACACATTTTGAATACCATTTTCAGTTTCTTGTGGTATATTAAATTTACTTGTATATATTGGATTACTATATCTATTTAATAAAATTTTTTCTAAATCATTTAATGTATTGAAAAAATTATTAATATATTTTATTTTTGGACGTATATGAAGTCCATTAAATGGCGATATTGCATTACCATTTATATCTGATACTAATGCAGTTATTTTTTCTAAATCCGTTGTGGCTATTCCGTCTATAGTTACATAATGATAATTTAATATTATAGTAGTCCCACTAACTCCTCTAAATATTATTTGGCTTAATACATCTATACCGCATATATTAGTAAAAGATTGAGTAAATCCTGAGGATGATAAAGGTTCTGATGTGTCTTCATTTAATATAACAGTTGTATAAGGAGTAGTATTTCCAGATAAACATGACGTTATAGTTTCTTCTTGACATGTTATAATTTCATATTCAGAAAAATTATTAAACATATCATTCAATGGGGCTGATGCCATTAAGGTTCTATTTGATAAATCAATTAAAAATTGATTTTCAACATCATATTCAAATTGATTAACATGTGGAGATATATAAATAGAACCTGGAAAATTAGTAATTATATCAGATATAGATGCTCTAACCAATTCATATATTGAGCCAAAATATCCAAAAGATGCTAAATCGGTATAATCAGTGTTAATTATTATATCATTATTTGCATTCGCTTGTAATGTTGCAGATAAATCAATACTCTGATCTGCTGGAATAACATCTGTTAGTCTCCAAAAATCATCATTATATGAATCAGTGTTTGTAGGAGGGCTTATCCAACTTGATAAATTATATTGCTTTTTTTTATTGGCTTGATCTATAATACTAAACGCAAAATTACCTTCGGATAATATTGTATTATTATTTGAAAATAAATTATTATCTCCAAACGTTACAAAATCTTGTTCAAAAATAGTACCATCATTTGTTATTAAATGAGTATATTTTTTTGTAAAATTACTATGCGTTATTGTATATCGTGATGCCATTATAAACTATTAACTATAAAAATATTATGATGGAATAATAGAGTTCCATTCTTGAGTTGTGTCAATTGATGCCCCATTATCTTGTCTTACCTGATATAAATCACTATTTGTATAGCTATCTTTTATCTGATATAATTGAACTTGCTTATAAATCTCATGATTTTTTGTATAAGTTGTTAATAGACCATTTCCTAATGATCTTACTTGGTCTCCAGCTACTAATAGCGCTAATGTATCAGCATCATTTTCAACCATTTCTATTTCCATCATTATTGGATTAAATTTTGTATTAATAAAACATATTTTTTGCCCAACTTGTCCAATAAATGGCATTGCATTTGGTTTTGTATTTGGCGCTGTTGATGGAGTTACCGTTATAAAAACCAANTCAGAAGCATCATTATATATATATCTTATTGATTTTTGACTTCCNCTTACTGTGTTTACATTAACAGGTTCCACTTTGTTATTTGAAGTTATAATACGATAATAATCCTGACGATTATTATTTGAATCAAAATATTCAATTCTATATCCAACTAATGATCCATTATTCATAAAAGATGAACCTGCATTAACAGAACTTATTTTAACTATTATACCCTGAACATTTGGATATGCTGATAGCACATTTACATCTTGTATTGTTGCATAAACTTCTTTTGGCCGTATATATACAGTATATATACCAGGTTTTGAAAACTGAGTTAACGGCAATTTTAAGTTATATAATCCTGGTAAATCATTAACTCCATAAGAAGTATATGTTTGTTCGGTTGAGTCTATAATTGGAGATAATAAAACTTCACTTGCATTTAATGATAAAAAATTTACAAAATTTTCATCTGTTTCGCTTCTGCTTGGGCGATAATTATACCAAATATCAACATCATTTGCTGTAATATTTGCTGCTCTTACTGTTCCATATGTACCATTTGCCATTTTTCTTTTATTTTAAATAATATTAAAGAAACCATTACCATAAGTTATCAATTGATCTAAAGTTTTAATTTCGTTTAACTTTAAATGTTTTTCCCATGCATTGTTATTTCCTCTGTCTATAAATACTTCATTATTTATATTTGGTGTATCTATTATACCCATTAAATATTCTTTTTTATTAATTTTTGATAAATTAAATGTATTTTGATCTGAAAATTGTTTATAATCTAAATTACTATTAATTGGTAATGATAATGTATTATATGTTGCATCACTTAATGTTGTATTTGCCATATAATTATTTAATGAATCATATACAACAGTATTTGATGATGATAATACATAATTAGTTGTTCCACTTTCTAAATATCCTATATATGTATCTACATATTTAATTCCCGTATTTGGTATATCTCCGTTAGCATCATATTGTACATCAATTAAATATTCATATACATCAGTTGCCATACTTAAATCATTTGATATTGTTTCTGTAATATTCGTTATATAGCTATAATAATATGTTGTATTACCATTATTATCTACTATGGTATTTAAATTTAATTTTAATCCAATTTTATAATAGCCATTTGGATCCATAAAAGTTAAAACACTTCCGCCTCCTTGATATGACATTAAACTTGATAATTTACTATCAGTTGTAACTAATGCATTTGTTATATTCGTTTTGTTTATTAATATATTATCATTAGTTCCGTCTGCATCATTTCTTATATTTCTAATCCAATGTACATAATCATTTCCATTCATTATATATGAAGTGAAAAATCCAGTAACAGGATCTGAATTATATGAATCAAAATAAAATGTATCTTCTAATGAAGAATAAACCCCACTATATGTAAGATCATCTAAATTATTACCAGACATTAATATATATGTATTGTTATTAAATATAACTACATCTCCAACATTATATGATTGTCCTGGTATCCATTCTTGGGCAATACTATCAAATATACCCATATTATCATATTCTTTACTAATAAACAAAGATATATTAATAGATGCTGTATTCAAAGAATATGAATTATANTGTAAATAGTCAATAGTTGGAGCATTTATAAATTTCCATTTATTATTTATATAATCATAATCATAATAATAATTCAATGTATCTCCTAATACAGAATAAATAAATAACAACATTTGTGTTCCACCATATAATAAATAATTTTGATATTTTATATTATATAGTCCATTATTATAATTTTGATAATCACAATTATTTATTAGATAGTTTTTAATGAATAATTGAAAATCATCCATTATGATTTTTATTCTTTTTATATCTTTATATGTTAAATATGCTAAATTATTTAATGGAGAATCATTAGGTAAGAATGAAGATACAGCAGCTATATCAATATCAGAAAAAATACCTCCCCACCCATATTTATTTTCACTTGGAGTTACCCAAGATCCATTAATATAGTGATTTATTCGACAATTGTGATTAACTTTTGATAAATAAAATTCTATTGGTATTTGTTTTTTTATAATTTCCATTATACTACTTTTCCTTCAAAAACATCTATTGTTAAAATGCCATTATTAAATATAACATTTTGATTTTCTATTTTATTATTAATTGTATCAAAATAATATATATACTCATTAGTTTCTTTATTAAATACGCTATATAAACGTAAATAAGCATATTGTTTTAATAATACCCCAGATGTAACATTGTCTAAAAATAAATTATTTGCGCTTATTCCATTTGATGAAGAAGGCATTCTATTAAAAAATAAAGATCTATGCCCAGTTAAAGCATTATTAAACTCAATTCTTAAATAAATAGGTTTTGGATTTAAATTTGTGTCATCACTTTTATAAGTATATAAATAAAATCCTTCTGATGAATTATTATCTATATTTAAATTTGGGTTGTTAATTGTAAATGTTGTATAAAATGTTTTAATATTTGAATTATTATTTGAATTATTATTTGTACCTTTATTTGTCGTTATTCTATATCCATTTGTATATTGACTAAATAAATTTCCAGCATTAATAAATATTGTATTATATGCTAATAACAATTGATTTGTTGGAATAGGGCTATCATAATATAATAATCTAATAAAAGTTTTCTTTAAAGAAGTTTTTTGATATTTTATATCCGTATCTACAAAGCCTAAATTTCCTAATAATGTTGTATTTTCATCCCAACTTGGTATATTTAAATATTTATTATAAAAATGAAAATTAATTTTTATTTGTTGTATTTTACTATATGATGGTATCTGATTTGTTATTGAATTATAATAATATGGAATATATCTTATTTTTTCCATATCAACAATTGGATTTATAGAAGCATTCTCTTGTTCAATAATAAAATTATTTTGTATATCTTCTGTTTGATTTACGTTCGTATTAAATATATCATTTATTTGAATTGGTATATTAAATCCTGTGTTATCTTTCCATATATAAGCATTTTTAAAATCTATATTATATATCGTATCTATATTATCTGTTGGATTTGTTAAATAAAAATCTGTATAAGTATTATCACAAATATTATGATCTGTTATTACAACTATAGAGCTATTAGGATAATTTGTTAACGGAATTGGTGTATCTCCATCAATGTAATCAATATAACCACAATATGTACATATATGTTGATTATAACCATTGTTATTAACTATCTTATGAATTACTGTTTGCCCACAATATGAACATAGTCTAGGTGCGTCTTCATAAACACTATACGCATAAGCTACTTCATTTCCTGTTTGCAATGCTGGGGTATACGATGTTCTATAAATAGTTTGAATAGTATTGTTTATTGTTTCTTTATATGTTAAATCAATTGGTATTATATTTAATAATTGAAAATTATTAACATAAAATTGAATAGGAGATTGTACAGTAACTGTTACTACAAAATTATTAATATTTATACTATCTCCAGTTAACAAATTATGAGGAACTGTAGTTGTAAAATAAATATAATTTGCATCTGTTGTTACAGAACTAATATTATATGTTATTATATCTGGTTTAATATTATTTATATTAATTTTATAAATTAACATTGCGTATTAATAGGTTTATCTGTTGTAATTGTTGACGTTTTGATTAATCTATTTCCAATTAAATCACTAGGAAAATTAGTATATAATAATCCATAATTACCAAATGGATCTTGACGTTTTATTATATTGTTAAAAGATTGATTAATATATAATGCATTATTTGTAAAAATAACATTATCTAAATCACTATTATTTTTTAAATTATGCCATATATATCTACCATCTCCTAAATCTGTTGCATAAGATGGCGTATTTACATCATAATTACTTATCGTATATATTATATCATTTCTTATAACGCCATTATTATATAAAGCTTTATATATATCATCTGTTTTTACAATACTAAAATCATATAAATCATTTATATCTACATACACAATAAATGTATTATCTAAAATAATGCTATTTGATAAATCTTTTATAATAATTCTTACTACATCTCCAGTTGATAAATTATGCGGTATATTATTTAATAATGTAAACTTTATATATTCAAATGTATAAGTAGCAGATGATAAATCTACAATTGTATATGCTATTTGTCTATTATTATGACTATCTATATTATTCCAACGTGTAAATACACTTTGTTGAATATCACTTGAAAATTGAGATATTGAAATCTTAAAATGTGGATTATAATAATACCCTTCAGGTCTTGGTCCAACCACTAATCTTCCTCTATATATAAATGATGTATTGGTACAAACTTCTTTTCCTTCTCCATTAACATATGTATAACCAATTTCATTAGGAAATGATGTTGCATCTGGATTTATATTATAATAAATACCATCATCCATTATTATGTCATTATATGTTAAAATAGTATCCGATGCTAATGTGCTCTCTCTTTGAATTGTATTAAATCTATGATAAATNGGTTCTAATATGATCTCAGTATCCTGTATTGGTATAAATTCAACAATATCACCATAAAATTGAGTGTATCCAGATGTAATATTTTCTTCAATTGCTTTAGGGGATTTGGTGAAAATTAAGTTTGGTTGTGTACTATCATTTGGAATTAAATTTGAAACCAATATTTCTGGTGGCATATTATCATCCCCATTAGAATAAACAGAATTACCACTAATATTATGTATATAATGAATACTACTATAATTAGGATATGCAAATTCATTATTTGACATAATACTACTTGGAAAATTTTTAATTGAATCATCAAATTCATTTAAATCTAATAAATCAAAACCAGATGAAATAGAACTAAAACACCCAGAAGATTCATTAGGTTCATTTCTTTTCCTTAATGTTAAATATAAATTTGTTAATGGTCTACCTCTATTATCATTCAAATTAGTTATATTTATATCATCAGTAAATATTATTTGAGAAATTTGATCACCATATATTGTATTTGAAAATCCTAAATCTGATAATGTGCTTTTATATGATCCTTGATTATTGCTATTTGATATTACACTAAATTTTCTTATATAATATTGTGAAGGTATATTATTAACTATTTTTACAATTCTTCCTCCAAATACACCATTTTTTGTATTAAAATATGTATATTGATAATCATTAAATGTTTTTATTATAAAAAAATGCTTTATATCATTTCCATTTAAATCTCCTGTATTATATACAGTAAATATATAAGATTTTGGATTACCATTAACATCAATTGTTATTTGAATAGTATCCCCAATTAATAAATTATGTTTATATGGCGTTTTGCATACTATAAATGAACCATTTGTTTGAGTATATTGAGTAAATGACATTAATGGAATACCATTACCAAAAATAGCATCATAAACTAAAAAATTAGTATTATCACTAGATGATGGATAAGTTAAATAATAATCCCAATTATATTCTACCTTTTTATTAATAGTATTATTAACTATTGATGATACAACCTTTGGTTTTAATAAAAATAAATCACGATGTGGATATAGATCAATAAAGTCACAAACATTTTTATCTTGAATAAATTTAATTTGATTAAATTCAGTTGTGCCAGAATCATATGTTTTTATCTTTCCTTTATTTTTAAATCCAACCCATCCATTATTCTCCAATAAATTATTCTGTATTGAATCAGGAAATGATATTATATCATCCATTGTATATATGTGATATTTTGGTTCTTGTATATCATGATCATCTAAATTATTGGCTATTTTGAATGTATTACTCCTAAATAAATGATTATCAAAAATATCTAAACCACAATATATTGTGTATCCACTTATATATCCATCTAAATTCATGTTAATATCTGAATCAGTATATAAGCTATCCCCTTCAAATAATTTATTTATACGTTCATCTGTATTATTAATATTTGTTGTTAATACATTATTATTAGTCAATATGTTTCCTGTTGTATTATCTTTTATTATACTTAACGGATTATATAAAACATTACTTGCAATTGTGTTTATTGTAAATATAAATCTATAATTATTACATGCATTTATCTCATTTTGAAATACATCATATTCATTAATAATATCTGAAATATCATCTCCATATGGTAATGGTTTTGTATTTTGCTTTAATGATATAGATATATTATTATCTGTATTTTGAGCAGTTTTTGATCTAGCTGTATTTAATAGAATTGTATGAATCATTTGTATTTATTACTCTTTTATATAAATATCGTCTACATTAATAACTGATATAATGTTATTATTTAATTTGTTATTTATTTTTTTTTAATATACTCTTTTAATGTATTTATTTCTTCTACTAATTTTTGAATAACACTATTTTGTTCTTGAATAGCAGCAACTAAATAAGGTATTATTTGAATATAATTTATACCTTTATATTTTCCATCATACATATTTTTAACTGTA